GACCATCAGAGCCACCAATAAGTGGCATTGTGAACTTATCAAATCCGTTATCAAGAACTGTCTTATATCCATTACTGCCTGTTGCAGTCATGGAAGAACCGGTTGAGAATGCTGCCGATCCACCATCTGAGTTGTTACCTTGATGAGAACCAGAGAGCCATACTGCAATGGTTCCGCTACCGTGTCCTGATGTTCCTGTTAGGCAAATATCATCAAGTGTGAACAAGTATGAGTATTCTAGACCTCCATCATTTGTTGTAGCTCCATTGTTTGATGGTATTGAAACACTATTAGATGCACCATCTTGTTGCGAAATGTTGCTTGGGAATGCTCTTACTAGATCCTGATAGGACTCGTCATATCGGGAAAAGTCATTTGGTCTACTTGTGGAAGAACCAAAGTAAGCATCTTGATTGCTATTTAAACTACCTTGACTTGAACTGTCTCTTATCGTGACAGATGGGAAGAATACTGATGCAGAAATTTTGCTAGCATCTGTCCAGGCAAATGAAGAAGTTGATTGAGGGAAGTATCTAAATGATTTCTCAGATCCAGTTGAAGGAACAAAGCCAGACCAGTTCTCTGTACCTTGGCGACCTTCCAGGTCATCGGCACCACCGGCAAGCCGTGATTTGAGATAAGAACCACTGAAGAATGAATAGCCTTTCCATCGAACGGGTCCGTAGAAACCAAATGGCAAGAAAGCTGCATTGGTTTTTGCAGTCTCAACGGCAGAGTTCATCTCAACTCTAATATATTTTGAGTTCGCCGCATAACCTCCATAGGTACGATACTCTCTCTTTGTATCATCAAACTCAACATATTGATCACCAATCTTTCTTGCAATAAAGTTTGAAGAATTTGGATCCAAGTTGCACATCGTAAACTGTTCTACGATTTGTGGAGCTTCATCGATATCTCGTGCAAGCCTTACTTGAACTGTAAATGTTCCATACTCATCAAACTGGTTTGTTGGTCCACGAATGTCAGAAATAGAAATCTTTAAGTTTTGTGCTTCCCATGCTCCAGCATTGTGCGTAACAAATCTAAAGAGTTTTTGCTGATTTTGCGGCTGGAAACTACCTGTCGCACCAAAATTCTGGGCAAAGGTCCAACCAGTTCTTGCATTAGAAGTGCTTCTTAAATGTTCGTTTTGTGTAGCCGAGGATGAAATTAGTGGTGCTGTATAAGCGTAAAAAGTGTCTGTACTGATGTACTTATCGACCATGCTCTCAAAAGATTCGCCCAAGAAATAGGTTTTTGCTGTGCCGCCAACACTTGTTTCAGTATTCGTTAGTGTTGGGTTTGTGTTAAATGCTCTTCGGATAAAGTTCTTGCTAGTTCGGTTAAAGTTAAATAAGATACTTCGGTCGCCGTCACTGCCAGTTAAGCCCTGTTCAGCACTTGTTGCTTTTCCTGCGCCTGCGCCGATGATGTTTGCTCTTATGTTACCATTCGAGTCGGATTGAACCACGATATTAGCACCGGAAACAGCAGTACCACCGGCTTCTGAGATACTCTTACCAGCGACCTCAACGGTTCCAGTCACACAATAAAAAACTGCTGCCAAGGTTCCTGTGAGTTGAGTAGTGCCGCTTCCTGAAGGAAGTAGGAATAGCCCAATGCCGCCGCCTGCGCCGCCCGTAGTCGGAGCAGAACCAATCTTCCAACCAGCAGCACCTTCAGCTTGTGTTGTGCCAGCATTTGTGTGTGCTTTACCAAGAAGTCGAACGTAAGTGATTGGAGTGCTGTTTCGCAAGTAGGCTTCTGCTGCGTATGTTCCATATGCAGGAGATACCACATCAGGACCATCTCTCCAAGGATCCCGACCAGAGTTACCTGGTACTGGGTTTCCGAAAATTTCTACAAAATCAGACATCGAGTCTACTTGAACAGCTCGAAGTCCTGGTCCTCTATTTGCGCGACCGATGATAACTGGTCCTACATCTGCGGGGGTATCTGGTAGTTGAGAGTTGTCGATTTCTGCAACTTTAACTCCAGGGGATACAAATCTAAACTTATTGATTGGCATTTATAATGTTCTCCTTAAATAACAACTGACACTTTTAAAGTCTTTAATAAATAGTATCTTATGGCCCGAAAAGACATGTGAATCACTATCTGGGTAATTTTCCATGAATCCAGGGAAGTTCGTCGTCCATGATGGTTCTTTCGCGTGGTTTTTTGACATCAACCGCCGTTTCACGAATAACAACTTTTGGAGACTCTTGATTTTTGTCTCCACCAACAAGATGACCAAGAACTTTTAGCTGAAAAGAGGTATGGTAGATTCGACTCTCCTCTGCAATCTCTGTTATGGTGTTGTTTTCTGTAAAATCTTGCTGAATAAACAACTCATATTGGTGTTTGTGCTTCTCTATTACCTCATAGTTGATGCCATCTGTTTTTGTTAAAAATGGCTGGATTATTTCATTGATCTGTTGTTGGTATTCGGTGCGGATATCGATTGTATATGTTACATCAACATAAACTGGCATCGGAATTGAAATTATTTCATAAACTGGCTTAGGATCTAACTTTTTGCTTGGAAAGTTTATGCCTTTTTGCCCTGAGCCGACTGTTTTATTGTCTTTTCTTGCCGAATAAGCGTTTTTGAAGCCTGCTGTCTTGTCTTGTTGTATTCTTCTGGCGATTTCAATCGAACCACCCTTGAATTGATTGACTGGATTGGCTGCTTTGGGGTCTATATTACCATAAAACATACCTTTACGTGCAGGATCCTTTACCATACCATCACGCTTTAGTGTGATCATTGGAAATATTAAAGCTCCGTTGTCATCTCTTAGATCTTTATCATTTTTGACCTGGTGTGCTCGCTCTCCAGCAACCCACAAGACAGGAACCTTTTTAAATCCCTTGTTTGTTGTACAAAAAACATCCATTTCTTTGTCCAACCAATCGTATGTGGCAAAGTCTATTGTCTCAATTGTTGAAGGAGTAAACGGAAGAATGGTCCGTATCTCACCTTTATCATCATTCGCCATCAAACAATCCCTCTCTAGCCCTATAACATTGAGCTGAAGTCTCTATCTTATGTTCTGTCCGTCCAAAAATCTCTCTTGGTTGGCTCAGACTTAAAATTTCATAGTAACTATCACCATAGAGAAGGAAATCACCCTCTCTGACGTATAGATTCTGATCCTCTGTCAATCTTCTGTCGTGAAAATGAACAGTTATTGATGCTAAAACATCAAGACCAAATGTACTTTGAGCAGTGGTTTCAATACCGCCATGCTCGACAAGTGCATAAATCCTAATAGGAGGAAGCCACGTTTTCTTGATTGCTTCTCCATATAGTGGATGATAGTTGGTGTGTTCCATGCTTATTGGGTAATAAATAACACTTTGTCCAATAACCCTTTCTATTAACTCATCATTTACTTGTTTTACTAGATCTCTTTCTTTTTGTCCAGTAAAAAGGGGAGGAGGAGGAGCGTCCGGTCGATTCCATTTATTGTTTGCCATCTATTCTCCTCCTTATCCTACGATTATATTCAGTGGAACTCCAACTTGTATCCTATTTGATGCATCAACAGTGTCCGCATCTTTACCAGCCAATGCTGAGTATGTAAGTTCATCGAGAAGTGTTTTTAAATCTTCCTTGAGTGCAGCTTGTTCATCTTTTGCTTGAGACATGAGTTCAGAAGCATTTAATGTAATATCATTGCCTGGAATCGGTATTGAACCAAATTTTCCGCGTACTTGCGCAAGCATCTCTTTTGAAACAGCTAAAGCATATTTTCTAATCCATTGCTTGCCCATGCTGTTTATGTTTTGGTATGGTATATTTGCAAACGGTAAAGTGTTATAGTTATTTACTCCGTTAACACCGTCTTTGCGATCAGAACTTCCGGTTGAATAAGAGTCTGTTCTAACTGCAAACTCAAACCAAATTTTTGTTGGAGAACCCGTTCCTGGTTCTGCCGGTGGTGGATATACCCTGATTCTGTTGTCTCTTATTTCATAAGAATAGTGTGAGGCGCGGGTGTAAAGATTTGTTTCATATGCCATGGCTTGAAGTTTGTTTTGCCATGTCGGTACAAGCTCGAAGGTCGAATCATCAGAATATTGACCATAGCTTTGCAGATTACCTACAACATTTAATCCGCCGTAATATGCATAAAATCTCCACATGGCTCGTGGGGATCTATAATAAACTCTTTTTATTTCAATTCTTTTGTTATCAACTTTGTTTGCGAAATCTTGACCCATCTCTGATCCATCTGTTGAGGCGTCTTGTACGATTTCTTGCAGGTCATAATCTTGTTTATCATTAACAAGAGTGATTGATGCTGAATATATTCTGGCATCGCCCATCGCAGCTTCGGTTGATAAA